CTCATCTAATTAAGACGAGTGCCAAAATCATTTCTGTTTTGGTCTGCACCTTTACATATACGTGCAGTTCGGACTGTAACATCATCCACGTGGGATGAAAGGCGTCCAGTCTCTACGGATTCAGAAATGGACTTTAAGCTTTGCATAGCTCTTAAATAAGAATAATCAATTTCACCATAAGGAATTTTCCTCCAACTTTTACCACAGTTATTGTTCATAAGAAGAAATCGTCTCTTGAGAAAATTTAACATTAATTCTGCTTGAACCTTTTTCTGACTAAACATAAAAGGCAAAACTTTCTCAATCAAATTAATCATATTTCCGATTCCACCAATCATCAAGTCGAATCTGGGCTTATGATTGACAATTGCTTTTTCTCTTCTAACTGTTGAGGTAATTCCATTCTCATTAAGAATCTCATTACACTTATTTAATAAAATAAAATCAGTATTGGTTATAGAAATAGATAGAACAAAATGCTTTCTATTATTTCCAGCCTTATTTATAGAAAAGCATCCTTCGCCTTCAATAATTCCTGCTAACCAACCTAATTCAATTTTATTGTCCATTTCTGTCTTTCCTCGGTATTGTCCTAGTTATGATTCAGGAGTTCCACCGATACAGCCTTTTTATTCATTCTGATATTGCTACCAGAAGCCCCAGGTAAACGGTTTAGGGCATACGTTTTATGAAGATACGTCTTCGCGATGCCAGGTAACAAAGTATCGTAAGTCGCATCTACACCCTCATCCTTTTCTGGCATCGTACCAAAACCAGAAATATAACTGTCCTTCTCAGACTGTTTCGTCGATCCTTGGATGTTGAAAACATTGGAATACTCTTCTTTCCAACTTTTCAATCCATCCTGCCAGCCCTCATTTAGGTTAGCGTCGAGGAAATCGACTATTGTTGACGTATTGATTGGGGGCATCTTTTATTCCTCCTAATTACTTAATTGTTTAATTAAATACCAGCAGCAGCACTTACACCGAATGCACTCTCGTTGAATACAACATACATATCGGCGTGTTGTCCATAAGCGTTTGTCGGATCGACTACAATTCCAACAACACGGAACTGAAGACCAGTATTAAGTGCTGTTGTCTGCGCAAAGTCGAGTTCATGAGCACTTCGTGCAGTAGTTGTGCTGCCAGTCCCTGCGATATGGTCAAGTGTTGCACCAATATCAGCAGCTGCCGGAGCAGTTGAAGCTGTAGACGATTGAGCAACGAACACGGCACCAGGAACTGCCATGGCAACTAAGGCATACCCTGCAGTTGACGAGGCAAGGTACTTAGTCGACACAGCTGAGTTCGGGTGACCGATCGGATGACCGTTTGTGTCATATAAAGCAACACAAACACCAGCAGCAGACACCCCAGCATCGGCCGCCGCCGGACGAACAGAGCCAGCAGCGTTCAAGGCCATAACGTCACCGACAAAGACATTGGTGCCATTACTTGCATCAATTGGGAAGCGTCGAAAAACATGAGCCTTCCCAATCCCGGCTGCAGGACGAAACCCCATTACATTATCGCGATTTGCCATTTTAAAACCTCCTAAACGTAAAAAACCCCAAGCAGCACTATGTGGCTACTAGGGGTCTTTTTCAGACTTACCTTAAATTTAACTTTTTGTCTTGTTCCGAGTCACCTCGATTGAAAACTTTGCTTCCGACCTAACGGTCTATTCTTCTCTTGGATTTCTTTTTCCCATACCTAAATCTTCAGCGTGTTGAATACCACGCATTGAGTCATGTATGTCACTTCCGCCGACTGTTTTGTCGCCGTATTTAAGTCTTTGACTTATTGCTTTCATACTATCCGTAGCTTTCTTTTTACGATACTGTTCTTTTTCAAGATACAGCTTTTTAGGCATAAATGCCAAGACCATCCGGCCACGTCGGCATAGTCCATCTGGCGAAATATCAATCTTTGGGTTTAAACCAATCCTAGTTAAATGTTCACAAGGACAAATTTGCCAGCCGCCTTTATTGAAAAGCTGGTTGCTAGTCTTTAGAGAAAGGTTGTCAGTATCGTCGCGAAGAAAACGATATTCAAAATCGGGATCTTTCTTGCTAAGGTAAAAATCATCTACCTTATTGTCATAATCCCTGATGATAGTTGCATTATATTCGTCATAACTTGCTTGAGCTTTTTGTAAACCGTCTTCACCTTCAATAAATTTAATTGTACCTTTATCATCTTGAATATCTTTATCGTTATTCTTAACGGCCATATTTGGCGGCGCCATCGTCTCTTCAAGGCTAGGATCATTATTAAATTTAACTCTATCTGCCTTCTTAATGTAAGCCATTAACGCGCCCCTCTTTCTGCACGAGCCTTTTTAGCTCTTAGTGCTTTTGCTTCAGCTTCTGCTTGTGTATACATTCTTTCAGTAGCAGGATTAATTTGAGAACAATAAGAATTGATTGCCCATTCTTGTTCTTTTGTACTCAATGAAACTTCTCCGTCCTTTTTAAACGTCTGTCGTGAGTTTGACACGCTACTATTTACGGTCATGTCATTTGTAGCGTCAGGGCGTCTTTCTCCAACACGAAGAATCTCCTTAGCTCTCTTAAGAGCTTTTGTATAAATATCAGTACGTAATGGATTACCATTTGCATCAAGAAAATCATTAAATAACTCATTAGCTTTTATATACAACGGATCATCAGGGTTATGATTAGGATGATTTTTATCGAACTCTGGATTCTCAGCAAATGCCCTATCCCTATCTTCAGTTAACTTCTGCGAAAATGTTTTTGCTCTCTCTTCTTGCTTAAATCGATCATAGCCAAGCTGCGCACCTTCCAACTTATCACGTTCTCTTTGATGCAGATATGCCTGTGCCGGTGTAATTTCATTTGAGTCAACTTTTGCTTGCAATGTCTCGTCGCTTAAAAATGATCTATTCCTTCCTTGTCTTGGATCATAAACTACAATTGTTTTCTCTTCAATAAAAGGATTAACTGCCCTATCGTTGCTTCTAAAATCTTCTAATTCTTGAATACGTTTCTCTGCCGCTTCTGCCCTAGCCTCTGCCTGCTCTCTCTTATATTTCTCTGCCTTTGTTTCCGAAGAAAGATGTGTAATGCGCTTTTCATATCGCGTTTGTCTTTCCTCTTTCGCTTGCTCTAACTCACTTACTTCTTCAGTAGAACGTTCTTCAACCTTCTTATTTTGTAATTCCTTCAACCTTACCTCTAACGCCTTGTCGTCTAATTCCGTGACCTTTTTTTGGTCTGTCGATTGAGTCATTTAAATCTCCTTTATTTTTCCATTAACACTAAGTCGCCATTGTTTTTGATTGCAGCTTGTACTGCACCGCTGCCGCTGATACCATTAAAGGACTGATCTTTAGATTTAACCCATCCACTCTTCTCAAACTCAACAACTCGATCAACTCTAACATAACGTGTTTGCTTTTTTGTTTTTACTACAGATTTATTCTTACTCAAAACGTGCTCTTCCATTTAATAACCCCCTATTTTAGGTTTAACTCTTTTTGTCGGTTTCTTCTTGCCGCGAATCCTCTGTTTCATTGCTCTACCTTCTGGCATACATCCCCCTATGTTTTAACTAGTTCCTCAACAAGACTCATCCTGTCAGCATACTCAGCTGGTTCTTTGATTGACTTTGATAACACCACATTCATACTAGCAATACCACCTTCTTTTATATTCAACTGAAAAGAAATATTTCCAAAAAACTTCCCATCTCTCAATCTTTCAAGTTCATGCTTCATAGAAACAAGATACCAGATCATTAAATCAATTCACTTTCAATAAAATAAACTTCTTCAGATTTACCACAAGAAAAATACCTAACTTGATATTGAATACCTTTATGAGCAATCCATATTCCGATAATTAAACCAACTGTACCATCCAATGGGACTATCTTAACACTCTCATATAAATTAAATTTATTCTCAATCATTCTACAAACATCTCCTCAATCTTAATCACCTCTTCAAAGCCTTGACACTTACCTGCGTAAAACTCTCGCTTCTCGCAACCAGCTGACTTCAACGTCATCATAGAATTATTTAAGCAAGTCAAAATCTCATCTTTCAAATCAGACCATTCCGGCTGGCTCCCTCTGAAGAACTCCTTCAAGCGGAGACGGCGCTGCTTGTCCATTTCCTGTGTTTCCTTGACTGATGCCATTCATTCCTCCTTGTGGCATACCAGACATACCTGGCTGCATTCCTTGTGGACCCATCATGCCGGATTGCATCATTACCATTTGTTGCGTAATTGAGTTTTTATACATTTGTATAGTATCAGCAATGTGCGCTGCAATGTTCTGTTTAACTGAATCAGGAACGTTAGGATCCATCATAGGCATATTATGTATTTTAATATGGTAAACATGATCCTCGCCTTCTGTCGGAGTACCAGTATCGCCTTGCATGAACCTAGCATTTTCTTCTTCAGGTGTCTGCACATTGTCACCTGCAGCTTGTGGCACAATTCGAGAAAGACCTGTGTTATCGTCTAACCCATCAACAAGCCATTTAGTTAATGAATGAATTGCTTGAAGTCCTTGTGCTGTCTGTGGGCTGAATAATGGATTCCCAATTAAAACATTATAAACAGCCAATCGCTTGCTAACCTCTAACGTCTTATTCACATTCAAAATATTGCCGGTCAATTCAAAGTCAGGTATCGACTTCAAATCAAAATCTTGATATGTAACATTTTGAAATTCCCACGGATTATCCTTATCGTTCCCAGCAATTCGCATAAATTTATTTGGCGGCATGTTTTCTTTATAAAGTAAAAACCACTTACGAAAGATCTTTTTAAGTGTTTCATTCTTTCGTTTAATAATCATATTCAAACGTACACTGCCTTGAGCAACAACAGCTTCAACTTTCTTCCCAGAAGCAGACGGATCTATTGTACTTTCAAGGCCCGCTGAATACTCACTAATACCAAATAACAACTGCGCCCAATAAGAAACGGTATCCATCAGCAACTTCAACGAAGCGTTTGGAGCAGGTAACTGAAAAATCTGCACACCATTTGGGTCTGATGTTGGGTACATATAACCATGCTTGATTTTCTTTGGCTCATTCTTCTGATTACCAAACGGTGAGAAGAATGCAATCGGTTCATTTGAATTTACCGTACCACGAAGAAACTGATTGAACAAAGCGTCGTAAGCCGTCTGCGGTCCATCCATCAACTCTAAGACACCAAGAGCACATCGTCTTCCTTCATCATCTGGCATGAAGTAGTCAATATCAATTGGTCGTTCCTTTAATGGAAACTTATTTTTTCGCAACTGACATAGCACCTCATTCTCAACATCAACTAATGCAATAAACTCATCTTCAAGCTCATCATAGTCTTCAAGTTCATTCTCCTTGCCTTCCTTTAACACATTGATACGGATACGTCCATAAAACTCAATAAACTCCTTCTCATACTTCACTATTGAAGTATCACCATCATAATCAGCAATCTTATTTGACATTGTTGTCTGACCTTGCCAGTCTACTATCTCATCAATAGCTGCTGGATACATCTTGCCCTGCAAGCTCTCACGATAAAACATATCGTACGTTAATCGCACAACCTTCATCTCATAATGAGGCGTCTTCCCCATCATCGCATTAGGTGGCTGAATATAATCACGACGAGAGAAAACTTCAAACTTTGGACCATTGTAAAGTAGTTTTGTTTTTTCAACCTCTTGATATAAAACTTCTTTTGTGTTTGGGTCAAATAAAGGTTCAGTAGGATTGGCTGGATTGTAAAGTATCTCTCTGATTATTTCTGTACCGTACTGTTTATCCCAAGTCATTATCCATGGGCATTCGCCGTTCTTCGCCGAACTATGGAACAAACGATCAGTGCATCTAAATAAGTCAAGCTCGTTATCCATTGACCAATTACCAAACACACTGACCTTATTCACCTTCTTAACATCACCTTCTTCTGTCGGCAATACACGCAGCACCTCTTTTGGTGAGTGGATAACATTCATCACGTTGGCGTGAATCACTTCAGTAGTTACTGTAGATAATGGAGAGACATAAGTGCTATCGTCACCATCAGAGCCTTCAGGTATATGTGGAACCATTCGATAAACTTCATCATATTTATCTAACTTATCACACAACTCTTTATGCTTCGGCAATGCTTCTTCATGACGATCACAAATCCATCTAGCGATCCGTTCACGTTCAAGCATGTCAAGCTCGACTAAAAAGCCTTTGTTCTTAACCTTGAGTTCCTTGAGATAATCCTTCTCATTCTCGACTTCTATCTCTTTGACAATCTCATCATTTGAGCGTGTCAGGTCTTCAGGATCTGTTTGTAGCCCGTCTGGCATTATGCATACCTTTTAATTTTCTTTTTCATCTTACTTTTATTATAACAACCAATTTTTAATTGTAAAAAATATAATTCATCTTCTAATGAGTTATATAAAATATGGTTAGTAATAACCCTTTCTCCATCAGCGTTACGAGTAAAATATTTTCTTTGTTCTTTAAATAACTTTAAAAGCTTGATACCTAAATCAACTTTTTTCATATTAACTTTTTTAATAATCCCTCAGGCATAATGCCTTTAGGAATTGTTACTAACTTCTCTTCAACGGTTTGTTGGTTACCAATAATAATGTTGTCTAATTCCAATGAAGCCATTCGCACAGCCAAAGACCAATGTTGCGGATTACCAAAAAATGAAACTTTCATTTTACTATCAACAAATTCGACTTTAAGGATATCTTGGTTTAGTTTACCGTTGTTGCTCATCACTTGATCTCTTTAACAGTGCCAACAATATCAGTCAAATTTACAAGAGTCAACTGATCCTTCGCATGACTATCATAAAAAGTCGTACCAACATACTTACTAATCATCACAGTCTGACCAACGACAATTGATTTCATCTTAAGATAATAGTTAAACTCAAGCAATGTCTTTAATGCAGATGAGTCGCCGTGCTGTGCCTTTTCAGTTAACGAGTTTACGATTGTTTCACTGGCAGCCACTAACGACTCATCGCAAAAACTGTTATCAGGAACATAAATTACCTCAGCTAAGTCAGTGCGACGTTCTTGTGTTTCATCTGGTGCATACAGAATACCACCACCAAGTTTCTCGCCAATCTTCTTCGTCTTAACGAGGATGCGATCACCGAATGGAATGATTTGCTTATGGACTTCCTTAGCTACTGGCATATCAGCCATCACAACTGGAGGGGGAACATAGCCGCCGCCGCCTTTAATGCTATCTGTATTGTCAGGATAGTTTGTAAAAGATTTCTTTTGATATTGCATCCCGCGAATTCCACCTAATTTTGACATGGTCCCCCTCTTAATATTTTTTTAAAAAATTCAAAATATTTTTCTCTACTATTAGAAATTATATATCCTAAATCTTCTTTATTATTTTCTAATCTATTAATAATGTACTTTTTAGCATCATCCTCATTCTCAGGGAGCACAATTATAAATTGTTTATTGTTAGTCATAATTTTAGGAACAAATAAATTTTCAAATTGTTTAAATAAATCTTCACTTATTCTAACAAAGCCAATATTAACCCAACAAATAAGATCATCTTGCTGCAAAGTATAATTACTAGAAACTTTATGCACTATTAAATTCATCTCCACTTTATTTCATCAATTAAAGTATATTTAGCAGCCCAACGTCCGTATTCTAAAAGTACAAATGTATCTGCGTAATCAGGGCTCTTAACTTGTCTTGCCATCATGTCTTCTTTCGTCTCAATTTGGATACGACCTAACGCGTCTGGTGCTTTTGTTCGTATTGAACATAATTGATTTTTAAGTATCTGATATTCACGTTCAGGAATCTGTTTTAAATTATACATTCCCTTCTCAAACTTCTTTGCAACCATCCAGTAGAATTGTGTCCTAAGATTTTTAAACTTTGTCTGGTCGACTGCCTTTTGTCCATAGCCACCGTGAAACTCCAACACTGGAATATGTTTACGAATCAGAATATCTGCGAGACCCTCACCAACACCGTCGCTGTCAATTGTTACAGATGTCGCTC